CGTTTCTTGGTTTTTCAGTGCCCCCCCCCCCGATGCCCCCAATTACCTCAATGGCGGGAAGGACCCCCTTGAAGATTGCCCCAGCCGCAGCCGCACCGCCAGCACTTGCCGCTGTGCCAGCCGCCGCCGAAGCACCGCCGACCGCTTTTGCTGCCGTGGTCAGCCCTTTCAGCTTCTTAAAGAATCCTGTCAGTTTGGTGATGATTTTAGCGTTCTTCATGCCCTTGAGCAAAGCACCGCCACCAAGAACCGTAGTCAATGCTCCAAGACCTCTTGCAATCCCTGTGAGCAGCATGGCGATACCACCAAAGACGAATCTGCCGCCCTTGATAAGACCACCGCCAATGGTAAACCCGGCTGCGAGGAGATTCAGGTCAAACAGGAACTTGCCAAGTTTGGTCAGGTCTTTGCCTTGCAGAGCCTTTGCGATGCTCTGAATACCCTTGGCTACCGCACCAAAACCAGAGAGGAAGCCTTTGCCAAGACCCTTCCAGTCAACGGATTTCAAATCAGCAAAGAACTCTTTGATTTCTTCTGGATGTGCTTTGATCCAGTCTTTGATTGACCCGGTCATCTTGTCGATGCCCTTAATGACGTTCTCCGACATGACCTGATTCAAGTCTTTGCCGAAGACTGTCTGTGTCAATTCGTCCATCCCTGTGATGACACCATACATCATCCTGGAGAAAGCGTTCTTGACGTTAGCAGAAAAGGCTTGCCAAGTGTCCTTGGATTGCTGTGCCATCTTCTCGACTTCACCGCCCTCTGTACCGACCTTGATAAGAGTGTCAATAAAGTCCTCGTTAGCCATCTTGCCATCACGGACAGTCTGAATGAACTCGTCCATGTTCTTGCCTGTGTAGCCGAGGCTTTCACCCATCTTATAGATCGCTGGTGTCATGGACGATACAAGGGAATTCCATTCTCTTGCGTTCATGTCCTTGCCACCGAGAACGTCCTGTAGCTGCATCATGCCCTGATACTTCTGCGTATCGGTTGACATGGATGCAAGGAAAGCGTTGTTCGCTGCGATGGCCAGTTTCGTGCCTTTATCAATGTCACCAGTAGTTGCGGTGAACCTCTGTGCCACGTTGACAATTTCGTCCAAGCCTGTCGGAAGACCTCTGACGGACTGATCTAATGCGTCAATGCTCTTCTGTGCCACTTCGGTGGAATACCCAAAGGCTTCCATGACCTTGGGGTACTTCTTCATAATGTCATAACGGCTGAAGCCAGAAGAAAGACCCTCGGTAATCTTGCTGATGCCAGTGTAGACACCACCGATAGCAAGACCAGTGGTCAGCATCCGCATTGGTGCAGTCAGTCTGTTCAGAGCATAGCCTGTAGACTGAAGTGCAGAGCCGAAGTGCCCCATTGAAGCAGATGCTCTCTTGAATATGTCAGGGAGTGACAGCGACTTCACTCCACGGATAGCACCCTGAAGTCTCTGCATGGCAGATACCGTCTGGTTGATTTCAGCCTGTGTTTTGGCGAGGTTGGATGCGATGTTGACTCTGCGTCCTTCGAGGTCACGAAGTTCCGTCTTCAGCTTGCCGATTCTGTTCGCCAACTCCGTAAATGCCTTGGAATTGATTTTGTACAGAGGCTTCTGCCCTTCGAGCGATTTGATCTGCTTCTTTATTGCCGAAATCTTCTTTTCTACGTCAGACATATCGGCTTGCAGTTTGACCTTGTTGGCTTTCAGAGCGTCACGGTTCATCCGCAGCTTTTCGATTTCGGCTTGGATTCTGACATAGTTACGTCTGCCATTCAGACCCTTGACCATGCTATCGAGGCTCTGCATCTGGCTCATCGCCTCTTTATAACCCATGAGGGATATTTCGATACCTACTCTATCTGTTGCCATTTAGATTACTCCAAGAAATCTGACTGCGTATTCAGGTGGACGCTCAATCTTTATTTTTTGTTTGGTGTCGAGAGCGTCCCACTCTGCAAAGTTTCTTCGTGCCTCGTCATTCGCATAGTCACCATAGGCTACGATTAACTCTGGCACGTTCCATTTATCTAATATTTCTGATGGTCTGATATTCAGTGCTTTGGCAACATACATCGCCATGCTGTTGTACATATCAAACCTTGCGTTGAAATCGTCTTCTTTTACTTCCCTTCCACCACCGTCAGTCTCTCCGTATTTCTGTCTGACGATGTCTCGGTAAAAAAATCGACAGAGTTGATGATTTCCGGGAAATCAACGATCATCTGCGTCATGACCTCTGGGATAGCGAGTGAGTAGATGCACTCTTCTTCTTCCCTCGGAATCCGCAGAACAGTAGCCACCGCATGAACCATTCGCTCAATCATTTCGTCATCGAGCAGCTTCATGGCTTCTATGATTTCGTCTGGTGTCAGGTCACGGAGTTCACCGTTCTCTGTGATTACGTTGAAATACCGATAGACTTCAACGAAGGAAGTCTGAACCGCCGTGTAAGTCCTCGGTGGAACCCATACGTCCTCATACGTTCTCTTGAAGATGAGGTAGTTCGGTGTTTCCTTGATGATTTCCACACCTTCCTTTTCCAGACGCTCTCTGAACGCTGGGCGGTTGGGATAGTAGAAGATGATAGTATAGTCGTGTGTCTTTGTTTCCGTTTTGCTGACATCGCCTACCACCAAGACGTTGTTGTCATCGTCAGTGATGGCATACGGTGTCGTGTCATTTTCAGCCTCGTCCATTTTCTTTTTCATTTCGATGAACTGTTCGACTGTCATGTTCTTGATGTCCATATCCATAACATTTTCTCCCTCTTAAAGATTGCACAGAGGACAGGGTATTCGCCCTATCCCCTGTTAACCTATGTCCACGATTAGTCCAGAATACGGTATGCTCTGCCGTATCTGCCAGTAGCATCCTTCTGGATGGTCACGGTGAACTCAAATTCAGCTTCGTCCTCGGTCAGTTCGTCCGGGAAGGAAGTGATGATAACGTTGTCGTAGACGAATCTCCACTTAACACCGTCAGTGTAGGTTCTGGTGTAAGACCATCTGATTCTCTTATTCCTGATGTTGTCCACATCGAAGACGTACTCTTCGACATCAACGACTTGGGGATAAGCAACGATGAGCGTCTTTCCAGCCAGAGCATCGTTGACGTAGATCTTCGCCAGATCGTCTGCGATTACGTCAGTTCTTGCCTTGCTCTGATCGATGACGATGAAGTGACCTTCATCAATGTCCACCAGACCAGGTACACGCAGTTCGGTCAGGTGAGCGTCAGTGACGTTGCAGTTGTCCGCTCTTGCGACCGAAATGAAACCGCACTCTTTCGCCAGTTTGCCCGGCAGAGTGATTACACCGTAGCCTTCATCATCGCCAGTGCCGTGTTCGACTGTGGCTTCGATAGTCACGGTATCCCACCCTTCGGTGGCTTCGCCCTTGCCCCACAGAGGATTAAGAGCCTGGAAGTTCGGTGTCAGAGCCTTACCAGTCAGTGTCTTCTCAAGACCGTCCAGAGCCTCGTCATCGATTCCACCGTTGCCGAAGCAAGTCTGCTCGGCTGCCTCGAACTCGAAAGCACCGCCAAGCTGTGACAGACAGGCGATTCTTACTGTAGCAGAGGTTTCAAAGTCTTCCAGTTCATCGAAGATACTGATAGACGAGATACCAAATTCTCCAACTTCTTCAGAAGAACCATTTGCCTTGATGCTGATGAACGCACCTTCATGCTTCGGTGTCCAACCGCTACCAACCTGTGTTCCTTCTTTGGAGAGGTCGATAACGACCGCTTTGTAACCGTCTTCACCAGTCTGGATCTTCGAGAGGTCTACGGTGTAGGAATCGGCATTGGTCAGAGTGGAATCGCTACTGATTTTGAAGGTGATTTCGCCGTTGTAGCCAGAGGTGTAGAATGTAACCACACCGTTTGCGAACTCGGTAGCATCCCAAGGAGCCTTGAAGGTTCCCGTCAGTGCCCCGACAACCAGCGTTCCTGTGTTGACGCACCCTTCCCTCATGCACTCGAACTGATTCGCCGGGACAGCAAATTTGAAATACGGAGCGGTTGCCGCCGAAGACATCTTCTTGCTTGTCGGAATCCGTCTGCAATCAGGCAGATAGTTGAATACAGTGAACTCTGTTTCGACTTCCTTCTGAAGTTTCTTCGCTCCAATCTTGGAAATCAGAGCGTCATTTTTACATCTTCCCATAGTTTATTTACCAGCCTTTCTGTTGCGGAGCAGACGAGCCGCCGCCCGCTTTGCTTTTGCAGGAGAACTCATCTGGTTGATTGCCGCCATCTTTCTCTTGATGAAGGCTTCTCTCTCCTGTGCGGCATCGACAGTCTTTGCCTCTACCGCTTTTGTTTCTTTCTTTTCAGCCATAATTAACCCCCATGTCTTGCCGCTATAGCGTGTACGAAATGAATACCAGCGTAGGTCTTGACGGATTTTCGCCAACCAATACCAGGGATTCCCCCTGGGTATTTACCTAACGCTCTGCCTTTTGCTGTGATACGTCCGTGTCCGTTGCCCTCATCGAGCCAGTAGAGATGGAGTGTGCCTACACCGCCTGTGCCACCGACAAACTTGGAGAACTCGCCAGTGGATTCGATATGGATAGCCGCAGATGCCGCCCCTGTTCGTCCAGCTTTGCCAGCACTATGGGGGTCAACCATCTGGTGCATTTCGTTATAGATGGTGTTTGCCACCTCATCTATGGTCAACGCACAAGCCGCTTTCAGTGTTTCTACACAAACTCCCATTACTTCACCTCTATGAAAGCCTCTGGGAATGATTCGGTAAGGAACTCACCGACATCGTCAGTTACCTCGGTTTCTCGCCCAAGGTAGAATGTTTGTGTAGCACCACTTGGAAGAATGTACTCCTTCCTCGATGCCACGACTCTTCTCGTTCCTTTCGACATACCACACGGCTTACAACCCTTGCTTCTGCGTTCTGTCGCACCAAGAAACTTCACAATCATACGACCACCGCCCACAAGTTGGTATTAAAGTCGCACACGGATATAAGTTCCAGTTGCCGTATGTACTGTTCAGCCAGAGTGGTAAGGAAGTAGTCCTGAAGCCGACCAGAGAGCGTGGATTCGTCAATCACCCCTTCGGATGATTCCTTCTCACACGGCTCACAGTCACAGCAACACTGGTTCTTGTCCTTAATCCACTGGAGTGCTTCGCAGAACACAGGAAGCAGACAGTCAGGTATCATTTCGTAGCCAGCCACATAAGTGACAAGCAATTTGTATTTCTTTTCACAGCCACACTTCGGACTACACTTGCAGTCAGGAATAGGAAGTTCCATGCGGAAATTCTCGTCCACCGCAGAGTAAACGTAGTCGGTAATCTCTGTGGCTGTCTCGTTAATACCGTCTTGTTCAATCACGGTGAAGGTGAAGGAATCGGGGTCAAACGGAACGTACTTCGGATCAAATGTGAAGACATCGCAGTCGCAGACGCAGTCAGGAAGGTCAACGACTTCCCTTCTTTCGCCTGTGAGGAATGTCTGGCACATTGAAGTCTTGTCCGTCCAACAAGTCTGAACGCTGATAAGGTTAATCAGTTCGTTCACATCAGATTCCTTCACATCGAGACATTCACAGTGGTTTTGAAGCTGTTCTGTGATTGTAGTTATCTCGGTTGTCACCGCCATTTTTCTTTACTCCTTAAACCGCTGGAATCAGCGTAGTCGGATTGATAAGTCCAGCCAGGTCAGCGATCTCGGTGCAAGCTGTGGATACAGGCACTCCGCTGATGACCATCAGTCTATTAGCGTTGTTGCCAGCAACCGCACCGTAGTTGTACAGATAGGTACACATCTGACCGCATCCGTTCTCCTTGGTCTGCTCGGTGAAGTCATTTCTGATTTCATACGGATTAGACAGTTCATATCCGAAGAACAGACCTACTGCATCGCCAGACAGGAGCCAGATGTCACCAGTGTTCGCTGTCATGTTGACAGGAATCAGCTTGTCACGGATGAAGCCGATGCTGTGGAACCGCAGTTCCTCGCCATTGACTGTCCATCCAGCCGGGTATCTGCCAGCCTCGTCAGGAACGATGATTGCTTTCAGAGCGTTGTAGATCAGCGGATTGGTTGCGAACACATAGTCCTGACCGCCCAGAACGTCCAGTCTGCAACCAACAGAAGCGAACGCAGCCAGAGGGTTAGCACCAGATACAGAGATAACCGCATCGTCCTGCATGACCTGAAGCAGACCGTGGAACGGCTTAACGATGTTGTCAGAGGTGTTGGTTGTACCCATGACAGCGGTGTGAGCCAGATAGAAAGCGAACCACAGGATACGCAGTCTCTCGTTGACATCGTCAACTGTCTCGCCCGGTCTTGCGATACCAGTCAGGTCAGTTCTCTCGTTGATACGAAGTCTCTCGAAAATCATCTGGTCGAAGATTTTGTCGCAGTCCTTCAGGCAGAGCATCATCAGAGGAACGTTACCAGCACACTTGGCGAAGTCAGGCATAGTCCAGCAACAGTCTGTTCCTTCGTTGGACGGTTCCAGTGTCCAGACAGTTCCAGGAACGTCCATTTCCCACTCGACACCCTCTGTTTCGGATCTATGGAACTTCTGCGGATCGGTGCTTCTGCTTCTCATCATCCGAGCCATCGGAGTGTTCAGCAGCCATCTGACCAGCGGATAGTATGTTTCCAGTGCGTTTCTGACGGTGAAATCGTCCAGTCCTTCACAGTCAGAGATAATGTCGATGAAGTTGGTTGACAGCTTCATCATTTCGCTCGGTGTGACACCTCTTGTCTCGCCAAGCTGCATAAGTCTCATGTCATTGATCGGCATTGTTTTAATCTCCTATTCCGTCACCGAATGCGAATTTCGCATCGGCAGCCTTGTTTTCGTTTTTCGGTTTGATGTCTTCGTTGACACCCAGCTTCACCGAAATGCTCTTGGCAGATTCGATGAACGCTTCCTTCTTCTTCTTTTCGTCATCCAGTTTTGCGGACAGACGCTTGTTGGTTTTCTTCAGCTTGCAGTTGGCTTCTTCCAACGATTCCACCCTTACTGTCAGCTTGGAAATGGTTTCTTTGAGTTCATTAACGATAGCCAGAGCCTCTTCCATTCCGTCAGCTTCATCGTCTTCAGTTTCATCGCTTACTGTCAGTTCAGCTTCCTCGCCGTTGACTTCCTCACTGTCGGTGTCTTCCGCTTCTGTCACATCGGTTTCTGATAGTTCGATTGTTTCTTCTTCAGCCTCTTCTGCGACCAGTTCTTCTTCCGCAGTTTCAGCCTCTTCTGTCTCCTCGGTCACGGACAGTTCTTCGACCTCTTCGGCAACCTCTTCGGTTTCCTCGGTGGCTTCGAGAACTTCTTCCTCGACCTCGGCAGCCAGATTCTTCTTATCTTCTGCCATGTTTGGTTCTCCTTTTAATTCCAGACCGCTTGAATTGACGTTTCCGCACTCTCCCACAAGTCCGTAAGCGAAGATGTACACCTCGTCTACGACCAGATAGCCAACATCGTCTGTTGCTTCCCAATCAACGTGGTAATAGAACTCACTGGAGATGCCGATGTCATACGGCTGTCTCTGAAGTTCCTGTACGAACACGCTTTCAGAATCAAGATGCAGAGCAACGTCAATCCCCTTGCGTCCGTCTTCGTCAATATCAACGAGGGACAAATCCGACTTCTTCCACTCCCCGATGATGAATGGGAATGTCGCAAAGTCCATGTGTCCAAGGTTGACGCTACCAACAAAGTCATCTGTCAGGTTCGGAAGGAACTCGTTTTGCCCTTCCACGAACTTTTCCAGAGTTCCCTTCTTGATGATGAAGTCGATGTAGTCATCGCCTACGATTGCTCCCTCATCGAGAAGCCGAATCTTGGAATCAGACAGCTTCTTGACGCTTGCAGTCAGCTTGATGGTTTCTTCGTCCTTGTAGGAGAGGTTGAACATACGGTCTACTTTCCGCTTATACTTCTTTCTGCGTTCTGTTCGCTCGTCACGTTCTGCGATAAGGTTATTCATCGTACACCTCTACTATCTGATATGCGATTTTCTTCACCCGACCGCCACAGCTACGGCACATTTCCAGTTCAAAGGGAACTCCATGCTCCGTCAGCGTGTCGGCGAGGGCTTTCTGGTATTTAACTTTCCGTTTGTATGACTGAAACCACTTAATCATGGCTTCATCATCGGTCACATACTCCTCGCCAGGTACTAACTTGATGAAATTGGAGTAGGTCACGATGTCTTTGCCGTTGATTTTCTTGGTTTTCGCCACGTTGTAGAGCGTCACAGCGACTTTTTCAGCACTATTCAGCCTGTACTTCATCCTGCTTCGCCCCTTTCTTCGCTTTTGAAGCTGATTTTTTGGATTTTGAAGCCGTTTTTTGCGGTTTTTCCGCAGATTTTGGCTCTAAATTGTCATTTTTCGCATTTTTAGCGGTTTTTTCAGCCTTTTCGGGCTTGATTTCCTCAAAACCACCCTTGAGGTAGGCTAACCGCTCTTCTTGCGTCTTGAAATGAATTACATCCATGTTTTTCTCCCTTTAGAGGAGAGCCAAAGGGCATTTTTACCCTTTGACCCGCCTTTTTACGCTACGATTTAGTTTCCGGGTGTTTCCTCGTTGTCGGAGCCATTGTCAGCGACACAGCCATACGGATCTCCCTTGGTAGCCTGTGCTGTTGTGCTTGTAACCCTGACGTAAACTACCGCATGGAACGGAATAATTGCTACTGCGTTATTGGTTCTAACGTGCATGGTGTGAAATGCTTCAAATTCAGCCAGAGCGTCAGACGCAATCGGGTCAGTCGCAGTATCCGCTACGGTGATGGGTTCCTCAATTCCGTTTAATGCGATTTCGATGCTCTTCAGTACCTTGGTGTAAGTAATATCTGCCATAGTTTTATCTTCCTTTCTTTGTTAAATCGGCATTTCGCTCTTGCTTGCCTCAATCCCACGATTGACGATAAGCGGAACGATTTTCGCCATGTCTTCGTTCTTCAGTTCCTTCTTGAAATCGGAAATGAACTCCGATTCGGTGATGGTGTCCATCTTCTCCAGAACCAGTTCCTTGGTGTCCGCATCTCTTGAGATGACCGCTACAGGAATCGTCTTGATGAAGCACCGACCGCTCTTCTGCTCTTCGATGAGCCGAAAACCATCAGGTGTGAACGCACAGACGATATACAGTTTCTCTTTCGAGCCAAACTTCTTCACTCTGTATCTGTTGGCAAAGTGGAAGTCAGGATTGATAGCGTGTACCGTCTTCCCTGTCGATGCGACAGAACCGTCTGGATTTCGCATCTGAAGCCCTGTCCCCTTACCTTCCATAGCGTTGGCAGAGTTCAAGACTGATGCGTCATGGAATGTTACATAGACCTCACCGTCCTTTTCAGCGATGATCCTTTTTTCACGGATTTCTTTTTCCTCTTCAAGAATCTGAAGAGTTCTTTCGTTCTTGCTTCCCATGTGTTTTCTCCCTTTCCTCTTATCAGTTCAGACCGACTTTCAGGTCTTCCAATGCACCGTTCTCATTATGTACATTCTGTGAAAGCATCTCCGCAAAGTCGTTGAACAGTGCTAATGCGTTTGGTCTAATGTTGTCTTCTTCATCGTGCATAGCGTTGAGGAGCGACATGATGTTGACGATCTTCGTCCGCATCGTGTTCTCGTCCTCTCTCTGCTCCATTTCGTACTTGTTGAAGTAGATTTTCTCGAAGCCGAGTTTCGCTGAAATGAAGCTGGAAAACTGCGTAGCGTACTTTTCCCGAAGCGGAACAATCGAGTTGGTCATCGCCACGTTGATGATGGATGTCATGGATACGTTACCGCTGACACCACCAAGTTCCAGAAGTGAAGGTGACATACCGAAGTCCTGTGCCAGAATCAAGGTGTCGTTCTTGATCCAGTTGAAGAACTCGGTAGCCTTGGTCACTCGCTCAAGATGCTCGATTTCTTTATCAAAGGCATTAGACAAGACGATGACCGAATCAGAAGAAGACTTCTTGAGGTCTTGTGCGACCCTTTCAGCCTCTTTCTTGATGTTCTCTATCCTCTTGTCGCTTCCCTCTAAAGCACCGCTCATGACGGTGGACGAAGAAACTTCGTTGTCTGCACCAGCGATGTAGCCATCTTTGGGACGAATGATTATCCGACCGGGACCGTCATACTTTATGTCGTAATTCAATCGCTCATAGACAGCTACAAGAAGGTCAAGCCTTTCTTCGTCAGCCAGTAGCGGTGACTTTCCATACCATTCGGATGTGTCGTTACGAATGACCATGAACTCCTCTTCGGTGAGGAGAATCAGGTCTTGCTCGTCCAGTCTGCGGATGAAGTCTTCATATTCTCTTAAATCATCCGTCCTGAACTGGATGACTGGCACTTTACCGCCATCTTTAGCGATAACGTAGCCGAGAACTTTCTCAATGCCGTTCTCCTTATAGGTGAGAACACGGAAGGTTCCCCACTTATACTGATAGACATTCCCCTTGTCCCACCGAAGACCAGATCCACCGTGGGATATAGCCATACCGATGGTGTTCCGCAGTTCCGACAAATTGGTATTGCCCTTATCGTTCTTGCGGTAGAGGAACGCTTTCAGCACTTCATCGTCATTGATCGAGCCAGTGGTCAGACCGTTAGAGAAGATGTAGTTGAGCGTCTGGGTCAGGACGTATTCCGCACCGGGCAGAATGTCCATGTAGCGGTCTGCTTTCTCAAGACCTTCACGTTTCCTCTCTTTTGGAACGGCGAGGTCACAGACCGAATTGCACTCAAGCCACTGTTTCAGTATCTCGTCTACGACACGTTCTTCTTCAGTTGTCAGATTTGTAATATCACTCATATCTCTCATGTGATTGCATACGCTGTGTCACCAAGGAACCGAATCGCCGCATGGATGGACAGAATGACGGAATCGAATACGTCAGGCGAATGTCCGATAACCGCCTTTATCTGCTCCTTGGGGCAAATCTGGATCTTTCCGCTTGCCTTTCGCTCTGCTGTGATGTAGGGCAGAGCGTCCTTGATAGCGTCATACACACTTTTCTCTATCTCGATAACCCCATCTTCAATGAGGTTCTGAAGGTCAAGGTGCATTTCGGCTCTCTTGTTGGTCGCTTCGACCGCAGCGTAGTGCTTTGATTTCTGCCTTTCCTTTGTCGGTGATTCGGAGAAGTTGATTCCACGGACGTTCAGACCGAGTTTTGCCAGACCCTCAACGAGCCAGACACCCCATCCGATGTCCACACAAACAAAAGCGGCATCTCTTGCAAAAGCGATTCGTGCTATTTCCCTGATGATGTCATCCGAAGTCTTACCGTCTATCCATTTCGGCTTCTTTATTTCTATGGTTTCTTCGATCCGCATCTTGCCGTTTCCGACTGCACAGACCGAAACTTCTATCTTGTCTTTACCTTTATATGCGGCATCGACACCGATGAACCGCTGAACGTAGTCACCTTCCAGTTTTCCCTCGACCACATTCGGTGTATCGAACATTCCACCACCGTCTACGTCAAGTACGCAGAGCAGATACCGTCTTCTGGTCGAGCGGTTCTTGGCGAACTCACTGTTGTATACGGTTTCTATGTCGAAACGCTCTTCCTCGACTGCGGTAAGGGCATCTGCCCATACAATGAGCGTTCTTTCAGGTGGATTCTCCTGTGTCAGCTTGTCATAGAAGACACCAGGTCTATGCGGATTGGAAATCAGCACCGACTTGTACTTCTTTCCATCGATTCGTGCAAACTCTCGTCTGCCCATCTCTGCAAAGGTGTCTTCCGTGACCAGAGCGGCTTCGTCAACGATGAAGTCACCGCCACGACCGACCGCCTTGTTCTGTGCCACGTTGTCGTTATAGGCATCTGCCAGTGTTATCGGCTCTACGAAGCCACCATCGGTAAATGCCAATTTCTGCTTTGAAACCGATGTGGTCAGACGTTCCAACTCTGTCGGCTTCATCAGAAGTTTGTTCTTTATTTCAGGAGCCGCTTCCTGTGTAGCCTGTGTGGTATAAGACATGATGATCTGCGTCTTATCACCAGAGGCGGCTGCGATATACTGTTTCGCTCCCTCATAGGCACGAAGCAGAGCAATATGACCCATGAGCCACGATTTGCCGTATTGTGACGAAATCGCTATGATGACCTCGTCATAATCATCACCAAGGATCGCCCCGGCGATGACCGCCTGTGTAAAGAACAATCTCGCCCCATAAGCGGCAGCTATCTTCGATGCCCCAAGTTTGGCAAGCCGTGTAGCCTCGTTGTAGGAGCATGACAGCCTCTTGTAATGGACTGGACGCTTACCGATAATCCAGGGTTCGCAGTCAAAGTGCTGATCCTGGAACATCAGGTCGAGGTCTTTATACTTCCCCTTCACCATCGGCTTCTTCCTTCTCTCCAATGCCAATGTCATCGAGGAACTTGTCCATCTCTGCCTGTTTCTCTTCCATCGTCAGACCAACCACGGCTCCCTCAAAGGCAACCGATGCCTTGGTGGAGTATTCGTTAGGTGCTTTCCGTTCAAGGAGCCACCTTGAGGTGGTGATGTTTCCTTCACGGATAGACCCGGCGATGTTCTTCTTTGCCATCGAGATAACGTCAGACTGAAGAAACTCTCGCAGAGAAGCGACCGCATCATCGGTAGCCACGATCTCCTTGAGTTCCGCTTCAGTGATATAGATGCCAGAATCTCTGGACGCACGAAAAGCAGCCTCACGGTCGGACAGACCATCTTCCCATGAGGAAATGATCTCTCTCCATGCGGCTTCGTTTATGCCTTTCGGTCTTAACCCTGAATACGGTGTCTTCTGTCTGCTCATATATAAATACCCCTTTTGATGCAAAAATATTTGCACCTATTCGGTTTCTGTTTACATAATTTTTCCCAAAAAGTCAAGCAAAACCTATAAATTTTCAGAAAAAAGTTTACATAATGCTTGATTTTCCCCGAAAAGTGTGCTACATTCACATTGATCCTGGTAATGCAGCTCTCCTTTGCATAGCTGATCTCTCATTAGCTCCAATCTCCGAAAGACCCCGATTTTTCCACAAAGTTGGGGTTTTTCATTTGCCATAGACAGGGTGGCTTGGCAAAACGCACCCCTTCCTCTCAAGATTGTATACAATCCGCAAAATGTATACAATCTGAGTTATGTCTTATTGCTTGACAAGTGCAAATATATTTGCTATAAGGATTATGTAAACAGAGCAGACCAAAGGTCTGTGCTTCGACCAGTGAGGGAACAAGCCCTCTTCTGAACACAACTGAATAGACATGACTAAAATGGCTATTGCAGCCGAGAGGTCGGTTAGTGGAGTAACGACCTCGATAAACTAAAAAAACAACGGTTAGACGGAGCAGAGCAAGTCAACACTCTGCCATCGCCCCACCGATCAGACAACAGGGGGTAGTCTTTTGGGTCTTGTATAGATCCAAGGTGGATGCCATGAGTCCGAATCCCGATGCCAAGGGTATGGTGAGGGTCGTTTACCATCGGGATTCACGCACTGGGGAAATCCCTCTGTGCGGATACCAGGACTGGAGTGTTGGAAACTCTCTTTGTGCCACTTACTGTGAGCCTTCGCAACTCACACATATAAGTAACCTCTGTTAAGTTTCCTCTATTCCCTGATTACAGGGAGTCTCTATGCCCACAACGCTCCGATCAACCGCAAATCCAGCCCTACGGTGGGCAGACACCTTTACTACGCTACCTTGACGGTAGCGGTTTTTTTATTGCAGCCCCGGCGGTACGTCAGCAGAGAGGTGGGGTGCAGATGGGGTAGAGGTGCTTTAGTGGAACAGAGCAACGAAAAATCGGCTGGGTCGCAAATGCGCAGAACAAC